TGTTATTCCCACAAGTAAGGGATGCTTGTAAGAAAGGTAAAGTATATATAACAATAAGTTAATGGATGGTGCTGGATCTATTGGGACATTTATACGGCACGTTGCCAATACAATAAACACCATAACAAACGGTAGTGCTTGGGGAAAATTCTGGGTAGCTGCCGGTGCTGTGTTTACTGCGTATATTACCCCGATAGTTGGATTGCTTGTAACATGTTTCGCTCTCACAGCCGTAGATATGTTGTACGGCTTAGCTGTAGCTAGGAAACAACATCAGAAAATCACTAGCGATAAGAATTGGCACGGTACATTGCAGAAATTGTTCCATGAAGTAATGTTGCTTGCTATGGCTCGTCTTATAGAATTCACAGTCATGGGCACCGAAGGTGTATTCGTTCTTACTGGCGGTATAACTGTTATTATATCTCTGACAGAACTTTGGTCTATTATAGAGAATCTAAATACTCTCTATCCTAAAGGACCGTGGAAGATACTCGGGGCCTTCTTAAAGAAGAAAGGCGAAGACTATGTAGGCATGGAATTAGAATTAAATAAAGATGAACATACTGACGATACTAATGTGGCTGAAAAGTCACTGGAAGATCGCCGCTAAGGCCATTTCCTGCGCCTCTGTTGCGTTATTATTGTTTTGGGCTATAACTGTCCACAACGATAATAAAAAGCTCTCAGAACGCCTAGAAATGGCTCAAAACAATATTGAGGCCTATCAGGACGCCCTTAGTGGGTCTTGGTGGGCCTCAAATGTTTTAAAGCTGGACATGAAAACTTTATCAGAACAGAATGATAGTCTCATACAAGAACTAGATAAAGTAAGGAAAGATTTGGGGATAAAGTCAAAGGAATTGACGACAGCGGCAACCCAAACCCAGGTAATAAACGTTAATACTAGTAAGGGGGTAAGGGGGGATATTATAGAAATACTTAAAGATACAGTATATACAGATAGTATACAATATAATCCTCTTACTAAGATATACTACAGTATAGGTACAGATAGTGTTAAGGTAAATTTAGATATACAGAACTCTCAATATCTGTACATATACAAACATAAAGAGTATAAGAATAAGAAAAGTTTTATAAAAAGACTCTTAACGTTTGATTGGAAGAAGACAACCAGATATAAGTATAACATAGTAAATACTAATGATGCTATACAGACCAACGGAGTTAGAGTCATAGAAACAATTAATTAATATGAAGATATTTTCGCTTCGTACTGTTATTGATGATATACTTTTAATAGTACGTAATAATAACATTAGCGAAAGCGAGGACTTATCAAGAGATCAAATACGTGCTTGGGTGTTAGCTTATAAGGCTTATCTTACTAAAAAACAGCACGACAACGATGAACAACTTGGAGATGATGAAGACGACGATAGTCTTTCTAGTACTATCGGTCCATTAGAACTCCAGATAGAACCTTCTCACGATGAGTGCTGCGCTAACGTTAAACGCACGGTAAATAAACTTCCAGACCTATTAGGGGATAGTGCCAAAGATGTAGTGTCCGTTACTGATGCTGACGGCTGTGTTATACAGATGATGTCACAAGCTCGCAAGCATTATCATAGGTTTAGAAGATATACAAGACTTGAACCAAGTTGCTATTATGAAAACGGTTATATATACGTTGAAAATGCTCCTGATTTGAAGTACATAGATGTTACAGCTAACTTCATAGAAAACGGGACTGACGACGATGAAGGTGACGAGGATCAAGTTACAATACCTGGTTGGATGATACCAGATATAAAGAAAGCCGTCATGGATAATGAACTAAGGTTTATGCTGAATAGACCTAGCGATGATAGTAATAATTCAACACTGGCTAGTGTAAAACCACATGGACCTCAAGACCAGGAACAATAAGAAGTCGTATACACTACCCGATATGTATAGATCATATCGTATAGAAAATGAGGCGCCAGAGGTGCCTTATTCGCGTTTTAAGCGCATATTAGATAAGTTTAATGAAGTTGTAAGGGACAGTATTTTAGAGCGCTCAGAGGGCTTTAAAATGCCTCTAGGACTAGGTTATGTCTGCATAGGTAAGTATAAACCTAAGTCATACAACAGCAAAAGCTTATCTGTAGATTATAAATCTAGTGCGGAAGAAGGGAAGAGAATATATCACCTTAATGAACACAGCGGAGGATATAAATATAGATTATACTGGTCTAGACTACCGCAAACATTCCCAGCTAGATATAAGTATCAACTTATGCTTATACGTGAGAATAAAAGACACCTAGCTCAGTTAATATTTAATAATCACGATTATATTAACGTCAATGATATACAAATATACAAAATGTGAGTCTGTCATTGCTAAAATAATGGCGGATGCCAACATGTCTGATAAGAACTTACGTATTACAGATATACGTGAGTGGATATTCGAAGCTGTAGAAAAGATAGGAGCTCCGATGCAGTACATAGAAAAAGAATCAGGTACGTGTGGTTGTCCTATATTAGAAATATGCGACAGACAAGTACCTATACCAGATGATTTGGAATCTCTAGTGGGAGTTGCTTATTCTACTAATCCTACAGGTCCGTGGACTCCTGTAAGAAAGAATGAACAGACATTTAAACAGAAGCAACATAAACCACATCCAGTCCACAATGAAATGCAAATAGGGCCTATATATGATCACGAAAATTTTGTCATAGACGAAGAGGCAAGTTATATGAACGTTGCGGAGGAAGCTGGTGATATGTACCAACATGTACCAGAACAACCAATGAAATACAAACAACCTGTTACAAAATCTCAGTTATATACTGAATTTAATCATTCTCAGAAGATGCACAATATAATGAATGCTCTTGTTGGTGGAGAACCTACGTATTTTGTAAAACCAGGTTGGATAGTATTAAATAAACCAAAGGGGTTCGTAAAACTTGCCTATAAGTCTATTGCAACAGATGAACGTGGCTATCCATTAATACCAGACCTCGCTTCATATCAAGAAGCTATATACTGGTACGTAATGATGAAATTAAACTTCCCTAAATTCTTAAATGGTTCTTTGGGCGGTAGAGCTAAGTACAACTTTAACACTTACGCTTATTTACAGCAACAATGGCACCATTATAGGAATCAAGCATATTGTGAAGCTATGATGCCGAACGAAGGGGAAATGATGAGTATAAAGAATGAATGGAACAAACTGCTCCCAGATGTAAACTCTGATAAGAACTTATTTAAGAGTAGCGGAGAGGAACAAACTATTTATAACGATTACTATTATGGTTACTGAAAATAATTCTCAAATAAATTATTTTACCGGCGGTATGAATTCTGATGTGTCTTACGATATGCTGAAAGAAAATCAGTATACTTTAGCTAAGAACGTCAGAATCTTTTCGTTAAACCGTACAGGTGATCATATCCTAGACAATGCACAGGGCCAAATAAGACCGATAGAAGGATTAAGGCAAGCATTAGTAACTAGGATAAGCGGTAAGATAGTTGCATGCGGTACTGTAAGACAATACGGTATTATAGTATCACAAGACGCTTTTGGATGGGCTGTTTGGAGATTTGAGAATTGTATTGGTTACCCAGATATAAAAGACGACGCGTTTAACATCATAAATGGGATACATGAAGTATTTAGATCCACGTCGCCGTTAAACAAAGGAAATATTGAACGCATTAGTGCTGTAATAAGATACGAAGATGAACATAACATAAAGCTTTATATAGCGGATGGAGAGAATCCTTTATATGTATTAAACGTCTCTCCAGATGCTGACGCATATAACGCTTCTCTTGGCGGAGATTCAGACTTAATACGTTCATACCCAAAACAATCACTCGATCCTCCAACATTTGTAAAACTAACAAAAGGTACATTACAACCAGCTTTAGTACAATATAGTTATAGACTATACAATAAGTATGGAATAGCTACAGAAATATCACCAGCTACTAAGCAAATACCAATAGTAAACAACTACTATGAAAACTGGAATAGAGGTAAAGCAGTAGAAGGTATTTTATCAACTGACAAATCTACTTGCGGCGTAGTGATAAATATACCAAAAGACAACTACGCATTTGACCAAATGCAGATATATAGAATAACATATGTAGAGAATGGTCAATTACCAACTGTCGAAGTAATATATGATGGAGACAGAATGAGTGGATATTTTACAGATGCTGGTTTAGTAGCTTTGACTACTATTACTTTAGAAGAGTATAATAGTATAACAGGATATCATATTGTTCCGGAAGTTATAGAATCAAAGAATGATTATTTATTTGCTGCAAACATAGGTATACCTGACGATTGGGAGAAGAGTATAAAAGATTATGATGCTAGAGCTTTCAGTGGAAATATAGATACGCACATCGCCACTCTACATAATTTCTATAATCAGTCTATAATAAATGCAACTGTAGATTTAAACAACATACAGGATGTACCACAAACAATAGACGCATATAACATAAACAACGATGTAAATAAACCGTATAACATAAACGGAGACGTTTACGATAAAGACGGATATTTTGGTGGTACGGGTAAGAATATATCTTGGAGGTTTGTAGTAGGCGAATTATACGGCGATACTTCTTCTGTTGGGTTTGCTGAAACTTATCATATGCGAATAGAATTCGGTAAGTCTCTGCGAAGAACAAGCAGTCAATCGCAGGCAACAAATTCTGAAGTGGTCGATAATACAGCAGATCCAAGATTGTATTATGTACAGTACGGGGGACAGAAAGTAGCTGGACCAAATAATAAATCTATTACGGACTTTTTTATAAATCCAGAGAGTAGTTCTGGTACATATGCTGATCCTACTAATTCTATGCTGCTAAAGTCATTGAGACGCGATGAACTATACAGATATGGTATTGTATTCTATAATAAATACCAAGAAGCGTCTCCTGTGAAGTGGATAGCTGATATACGAACTCCTTCTATCAAGTGCGCCGGTTTTGAAACGTTTGCCTACAACTACAATGAAAACGGAAAAGAACTTACCGTATTCCCATTAGGTATAGAGTTTAAAGTAAACAATATGCCAGCTGGAGCGGTGGCGTATGAAATAGTAAGATGTAACAGAGGTGTATCTGATATGTCTACTATATCGCAAGGTGTTATATCCAGACCTATCATGAAGCATAAGTGGGAGAATGTGGAAGAAAACGGCGAAGCTGTTACCACTGCTAAATACCCATACATGCCTACCGGATTCATAACAGTTAGTAACTTCTGGACAGGAAAAGATTATAAGTATAGAGGCAGTTGGGATATATACGATGTATCGTCCGGAGATAAACAAGACGGATATGAAGCAGATAACTTTGAAAATACTACTGTGTTCCAGTTTATATCGCCGGAAGTATGTTATCAAAAAGATTCGATGAAAGACTTATTTAAGATAGATAATCTTTCATTAAGCCGAATAATTGGATTAAATCCTATACAAGATGGAATAGCAGGCACATTAAATGTTTCCAATGATTCTTATTATCTACCATCACCTAATGCAGCATTAGTAACGAAGTCAGTCGCAAGGTCTGCAAATGGAGACACTATAGACACCATATATCAGGAAAACTATACGACAATGGCTTCATATTATATGACGGAACCTCATATATATGCTTCTGTTGTAAATAAAATGGAATATTCGTATGTTGACCCGAGCGGTGTTAGACACGTTATGGAGGGAGATAAAGGAAGCTGGCATAGAATTAAACGTAATGTACACGCCTATATAAAGCTATATAAAGCCTTATATGATACTCCAGAAGTAAATGCTAAAGTGTCTTCTATAAAGATTGCAGAAGAGGCTGGATGGAACGATGCATTCGGAGAGTTGAGTGGTGAAGATAGTGAAACAGCAGCACTGAAGTATAAGAATTTTACTACTGTCGTAGGATCACACGAATATCTTAACTGGGTTGCCAACGGTGCTTATGATGTAAAATGTGATATAAATGGTGGTTCTGAGAGTATGGGTAACAAAGATTATTATAATGACGGTTGGAATAATACAGCTGATGATACTATCTTTGGACCTGGCGGACGATGCGCAGTATTAGAAATAGAAAGTGATAATGACGTATTTGGAATAAATGTACCAACTGTCAACATAGGTACTTACATATGCAATTTAAAACAACCAGTTGTGCCTTACTATGGTGGATCATTTGAATCCAGGTTGTTGAATACATATTATAGCTCTGGAGCGTTTTATAGAGGCACATCTGATGCAGTTGTGTTTGATGGAGATTGCTTTATAGCTCCGTTGGACTATGTATCCATGCACAAATATTACACACAATATTGTAAAGATAGTGGTATATCGCACCAAATAGGTTATGCAATTCCTCTGGAAACTAACATCAATCTTGCTTATACTAGTGGATATGAATACAGTAGACATTATAGAGACACCGGTGTTACTAATATACAAATAGAGCCATCTAAGGTGTACGATGCATTTGTACAAGACAAACCTTTGTACGAATATAATACTGCATACAACTCTGCTCCGAAAGCTAGGATGTTTGCTGCCGAAGATATTACGAAATACGATTATGATCACAACTTTGACTATCGAGTGTACTATTCTAATGTAAAACAGAATGATGAACTCATAGACAGTTGGATAAAATTCATGCCAGCTAATTACTTAGATGTAGATACAAAGTATGGTCAGATAACTCACCTTAGAACATTCCACGATAGATTGTTATTCTGGCAAGATAGAGCCACTGGACTGTTGAGTGTAAACGAAAGAGCTCAAATAACAGACGATAATAATATGCCGCTAATACTTGGTACAAGCGGAGTACTTGCTAGATATGACTATTTAGACGATACAGCTGGAATGCATGAGAAACAGTTCTGTGATACTATGTCTGACAGTTCTTTATACTGGTGGGATGAAGACAACCAAGAGATAAAGAGATATTCAGACGGGAATAGAATTATCAATCTAAGTAAAACTAAAGGTGTACAGAATATACTACATAAGAATAGCTATATAGAAAAGTGGCCGTTAATGACATTTGATTCTAAAAATAATGAAATTCTGGCAAACGTACTGAAGAATAACACTATAGTATACAGTGAATATTCTGATGTATTTACTTCTATATATGATATAGACTTTGTAGGTGCTTGTAGATTTGCAAACGGTATGTACTTAGTAGGTAAGAAGGGTGATTCATATGTAATATCCCAGTGGAACTGTTCTAGAGATAAAAAGCCTAGAAACTTTGATGGAAAGATATTGAATATGTACGTAAGCTTTGTTGTAAATAAACAACCAGTATCCACAAAGGTATTCGATAACCAGGAGATTGTTACTGTGAATAAGTATTATGATAAAGGGTTAGAAGATGCTAGTTATGGTTATTCTATAAACAACAATATAGACAAGAAAGCATATTTTAGTAGACATCATAAATACTCTTGGACTACAGACATAAATAAGACATCTAGTACTCTCGAAAATGAAATAACGTTGAGAGAAGGTAATTATAGATATTCTATACCCAGAGTAAACAATTCAGAATTTGGAGGAAGAATACGAGGTAAATATATGATATGTGAAATAGATGATACTAATCCTACACTGGACGCATCTATGTCTTATGTAATAACTAAATTTAGAGCGTCATGGACTTAAAGAGTAGAAAACAAATACAAAATCTCCCAGGCTATATTATAGGAAAAGATGGTATAGACGATCATAAGTTTGATACCACTAATCTCGGAAATACTTTGATACAGCCATTTGGCTCTATGACTGTGAATAACACTGGTGTCGCTGCAATGCGTGCATGGAAGCCTGATACAACACAAGGTATGAATGCAGACTTAAGTAAAGCAAATAGAGCAAACGCTGTCATATCTGGTGTAACTGGTATATATGGATCTATATCAAACCAACTAAACGCTGCAAAGAGTGAAACAGAACTGTTGGCAGATGCTGGACGTTCTAATTACAGTGTAATGGGTGTGGGATATCAAGAGCAAAATAGAATAAACAAAGATGCTGAGCTCAGAGCGTTAGATAAATCAGGACTAGGCAATACCGTCGGTTCTACTTTATCTGGTGTACAAGCAGGTGCTTCATTTGGTCCCATAGGAGCTGTTGTAGGCGGAGCAGTAGGCTTAGTTGGTGGTCTATTTGGATGGGGAGCAAGTAAGAATAAGCTGCGTAAAAGAATAGCTAATGCTCAATCCTTTGCAGATAGATCTAACGTTATGGGAAGATCAGGAGCTGTATCTACAGCATTACAACAAGATTATTATAGTGAAAATGGCAATACTACTGGAGGAGTACTATATGCCAATAGAGGAAAAGATTTAAAAAAGCCTATATATGAAAACAAATAGAGTATGGACGCCGAACGGAATACAAGTAGGCAAAACGAACAGCCTCGTTGGCAAAGGAGAAAGTATTATAGACTACACTAATGGTACTTCTACTTTGGTAACTGGAGGCAAGAAAGGAGTAGATAACCAGCCTAGTTCTGTATCTCCAAACGATTCGAATGTTATAGCTGGAAATGATATAGATTACATAGGGTACTATCACGGAAAGACTTCTAAACCAATGTCATTCGCAGATCAAGTGGCACCGTTTAGCGCACGCTTAGAGGCACTTAATTCGCTCTCTAAGGAGCCAAAAAATGCCAAGCTTAGTAGTTTATCGAAACAGACACAAAACGTCTTAGGACGCGAAATAGACAAGGCTAAGCAGCCTCTGTTAGCACAGATGAAAGAGATTACTGACAGACAAGA